TTCGTTGACATTAAAATTTAAAAGAGTAAAATTTATTTTAGATTCTACTATTCCTATCGCAGAACTTGTTTCGCCGATAATTCTGACAGGAGTACCGGCAGCAGAAGTAGTATTTGGATTAGTTCTGATACTTTTATTCTGAACCCATCTATTATTACTTGCTTTAAATATGTTTTCTTTTGGGTAATAGACATCAATATCTTCGTTGAGGAAAGCTCGAAAAAGAAACTTTAATGATTTCTGAGATCCTTTAGATTCATAAAAATCTTTGAGAAGTTTAAGAAAATGATTTTGATCTGTAAATCTTTTCTTCTCTTCTTCTTCGATATTCTTATCTGGCGATGATGTCGGATTAGTTCTCAGACGAAATACGACTACAATAGAAACCCCATTGAGAGGAGCAAGAATATTATTCTCTTGGCCAAAGAATAACTTATCATCACTTAGAAAATAATCAGTTCCCTCTGTCAATTCTGTGTAGTCATCGGGAAATGACAACAGACTTGCATCTGCCGCAGGGACGCCAGAAAATGGATTTGGTGGGTTAGTGTAGACTTTCAGATCGGCAACATATGGAGATATATCTCTTCCAAAATAATACGAGGGATCTTTGAACGACATCAAGAATTCTGATACAATCCCATTCCCCATAAAGGTATCTTGGACAAATGTTTCGTTCTCAGAATTAGATTGGGCAGTTGCGTTAAATAATGCGGATAAAAGTTTTGTGCTTGTATTCTTATCTCGTATTCTTGTTACGGACGGAAAGACTGCGCCAATTTCTGACTTAAATTGATTTACGAATATATCTAATGTTTTATCAAGATCGCCATAGTCGGTAATCTCTGACATCACATCTAAAGGATTGCCATCTGCAGATAACCATTCATAGTATAATTCAATGAATCGAACAAAGTTATCATAATCCCCTTCTCGGATATGAAAGGGCAACGACTCCTTGACGATAGAAGCAATATTCTTTAAATTTGGACTTGACATTTACCTATCTTCTGATAATACTAACACTTTGAGTAGTGATATCGTAATTATTATTATAATCATCGGTATCAGCCATCATGTTTATTGTTACTTCTTGTGGATCTATAACTAGAATTTGATTTCTTCTGGGGAATATATCCTGATCTTTTGGTGTTATTTTTATTTTCAAAAGACTTGCATTATCTTCTAATTCTGTTATAGTAAGATCATTGAGAATTACTGTTCCTTTTTTGTGATCTATTGTGCCAGAAACATTAGTCACATAAACTTTCTTTCCATTACTATCCATATAATAAAACTTTAGATCTGTTTGATTTGTATCTTCAATATACAATAGATTATTAGAATTCATAACCTTGAATCCGGTAGAAGATATTGACATTGGTGCTATTTCATTATTAAATTGATAGACATATTGAGATCTAGCATTTAATGTTATTTTCTTTTCAATTTGAAGATCTACTGTAGTTGTATTATTTGTAATCGCATCATTTGAGTTATCAATAGAACTGACAAAGTTAGAATATCTGAAGTAATTGTCGAATTCATTCATAAAAGTATCGCTGAAATTATTGATCGTATTCAAAACTATTGTTTTTAATTCATCTTCGCCCAAGATAGTCGCCTCATTATCATATTTAACATTAGTGGTAACGATGAGTTTAGTATAGTTGGGGTCTATAATTTCTGGAAGAATAGTTAAAATAGAATAATCGGTCTTGAGTTTATTTTGAATTGATGTTTTTTCAAAATCTGTCAAATAACTTCCATCATTTGGCTTGATTGATATAAACACTCTACCAAATTGTGGTGGCTCATTATCTTCTCCGCCCCAAACATTCACAGAAGAAGACTGTGTGTATATTTTGGGAATGATTGTCTTGTAATCTCTTACTGTGACTGCTCTATTCTGACCTTCGAATGTTCTTGGTGCGTAAAACTTAATTGAATCTGTAGTTTCTTTATCGGATCCCCCATAAACTTTATTTACTGTCTTAATTTCTGTAATCTTGAAGTCAGAATTAGTATTATTAGAATTAATTTTTGCAATTCCGTTTGATGCTGCTCCATCCGTCGTGAGATATTCAACAGTTATCAAGTTTCCACTCTCTACTGCTACTCCCAATACACCATCTCCAAAGAATACTTCGTACAGCCCACTCTCGACTTCTTGAACAAAGAATGAAGTTGATACATCGGTCAAGTCCATAGTGTCAGTTGGTCTTTTGAATTCGGTAAATTCGTCTGTTGTTAAGTCTTCTCTGACGGTTACGCTGATTGTAGTTGTGTCTGCGTTGGCATTAGATAAGATAAACCGCTGATTGGGGTTAGTTGTGTCCACGACAAAGAATTCTGTCACTGGATCGCCCTGTACTAAAACTAAGTCACCCAAAAAATATCTCGTAGTAACTGTCACGCCATCATCATCGACATTAGAAGACAGTATCGGCGCAGATCTTGGTATTTCTGGTGAGAAGTTGTAGGAAACTCCATCAAGTGTCGCGGTGAATTTAAATTCACTGTTAACAAGAACTGTAGAACTTTCACTCTCCAACGGCCCGGTCTTTTCTATCACTAATGAAACTACCGCCTTAGGAGCGATATTAGATTTAGATTCATATCCCAACATCTTCGCTCGCGATACCACATTCTCTCTGAGTCTTGCGGTATCTAAGAACATTTCGTTTGCAACCATGTTCAGATAGTATGAGGTGTAGTGAGTATTGTAGGATAGAATGTCCATTAAGGTATTCAGACCAGAGGCCTCAAAGTCATAATCGACAAAAGTCGGATCATTCTTCATATACGCTATGATATTTTTCTTGATGTCCTTAAAGTCTAGGTCTGATATTTGAATAGTTCTTGCCATTATCTTACTCTCTCTATAGTAAATGTAGTTGTAACCTCTTCATCGGTTGCAATCAGTACATAAACTACTTGTATTTTTGCCGAATTGGGATAAAGTTCTGGATACTCTACCGAAACATTTACAATCTTGACTCTTCTTTCGTAGTTGGTAATAGATCTTGTAATTCTATCTTCTAAATCTCTTCTGGTGAATTCATCTTGTGGTTCAAATAAAGAATTGTATATGTCTCCACCAAAGGCTGGTGTAAATTGTCTTTCGAATTTATTTGTTAGGAGAAGATTTCTCAATGCTTGATTGATCGCGTTTACATTTTTCTTCATCATGACATCATTGGTAATGGGATTTCTTTTGAAAGACAAATCAATATCCAGATACTGATCTCCGCCAAGTATGCCAACTTTATTGTCTATTGATGTATTTGAATTTGAATATGCCATGATGTTTTACGGATTTAAGTCTAGTTTGGGAGCCTCGATTGTATGAGTTCCTCCCGAATTTACTTTATGTGTACCACCATATTTATACTCCGCAGACGAACCTACATCAACAGAAATTTTTCCATCCACAATCACTTTATAATTTCCTTTGATGTGGAGGGTTTTATCTCCCTCTACTATCTCGTAATCGTCGCTTTTTGACTTTTTGACCGTAGTGCCATCTGGGTGAATTTCTATGAATGTTCCAGATTTATGATAGATGTGTATTCTCTCTGCGCCTGGCGTATCATCAAGCTCTACATGATGGCCGGATTTAGTACTGATTACATTATTGTGTGGATATTCTGCTGCATATGGAGTGGATGGTTCTCCCGACTTTGAGTCTAGGGAATCTTTCTTTTCCTGTACAATTGTCTCCGAAGTATTGTCTCCCGTCGCAAGTCTATTGACATCAGATTCGCCCAAAACGCTTCCGTCGGGTAACAGAGAATCTTTATTCTCTGTGGGGTATAAACCAGCTGGATCAGAAAAAGCATTCTCTGTATTAATTTTAGTTTGAGGTTTGCCGGGCACTGTACCAAAGATAATTGGATCTTCTGCAGATTCTCCGTCGCGAAAGAATCCGACAACCCATGCACCAGTCACTACCCCAGTCGGAGATGTTCCAAGACCACCAATGCTTGCGGAAGTGATTGGCATGATTGGTGATGCCCAAGGCAATAAATCGATATCTACTTCTTCTGTGTGATATCCAAATATCCTTACCTTGACTCGGCCAATCTTTTCTGGGTCATCAATATC